CTGTCCGTATGTGTCAGAGTACGCCATTTTTTACCAGCCAGAACAATTCCAACGCTTTAGCGAGGCTTTTGCTCTTGGCGCATCTCCTTTTGAATGTTCTACAACACCTTCCATACGAGCGCAAAAAGAATCCTTCCGCGCTCCACCTTGAGGCTGTGGAGCCTTTAAGTGACTCCCAGTCTCTCTATTGTATTTGTCTCTGCCTTTTTGCGTAAGACCCGCGCCTTGTTTTGTTGGTAATTTTTCGCCACGTCCAACAGCGAGGGATACACCGCCTTCTTTCATTTTGGCGGTTTTTGCTGATTCTCGGAAGGCTTCAGCCGTTGGCGCACCTTTGCTACCCACTCGGCGCATCTTTTCGCCAGAGCCTTCAGCGATTCTTTCACGTTTTTTATGAATATTTTCATACAAACCGCCTCCTTTAAAATTCTTGCCCTCATCAGCACGAGCGTACTCTTTGCCAACTTTTTGAGGGATGCCGACCTTCTTAGCGAAAGAAGGGTTGTGAGCAACCGCCTCCATCAAACGATGTTGGGAAGGTGATTTGCTTGGCATGGTTAACCGCAGAAAATAGTTATAGCCGCATTGGTAGGCAATGTGACGTGAATATCGGTTGTAAAACGGATGCCGTTGCCCGGTATCAAATTCGCAAACGGATTGTTTGTGTTTGCAGGAATGTTGAACCTTAAAAGTACAGTTCCGCCAGAACCGCCGTCACGAAAGACTATCTCTCCAGCGGTTCCGCCAGACAGTGCCTGATACCCAGCGAGATTGGTCGCGCCAGCGTAAATTGTTCCCGTCGCATCTTTATGCGCAGAAAATACATTCGTCAATGTTGACATTTAAATCTCCAAAGGAAGCAGGGGGCGAACCCCCTGCTAATTTTTAACAAGCCCTACCACCGCTCCGCTTTTTAGCAGGAGGAGGAGAAACAGTCTTGCTGATTTCTCGCTCTGTAGTTGTTACCGCGCCTTGACCAGTAAGGCTGTTATAAGCCTTCTTAGCTTGACGTGGTAAATACATCAGTGCGTCCGTCATCATCTTGCGGTCTGCCTCGTTCTCTGCCTTTTCACGGGCATAGTGAGCGTCATACGCGCCTTTAGACATATCCATCTCTTTGTCAGAGGTAGCCCCACCGCCATTCATTCGTTTGGGAGACCCATACTTCAGATTGCTATCAGTTTTAGCTTGACGCATAGCGGTTGCGTTTTCAGCCTTATTGTTTTTCAACAAACGGGCTTCCGCAGGAGTTGCACGACCACCAGTTTTGTAAGTACCAGCCAATTGGCTAATCTTTACAGATGCTGGAACGGGTTTATTGCCTTGAGGCATGGCGACGGCGCGACCTGAATTAACAGTTCCCCCCGTCGCGTAGGCTTTTTTTGAGGTTTTGCCCCCCGACTTAAAGCCACCGCCATTACCGTTGCGAACACCGCCAGTACCTACAGGTGGGTTAGTTTTGCTTGCTGAATACACTTTGGTAGTAGCGTAGTCTCCAGAAGAAGTCTCTTCAGGAATCTGGTTGCCAGTAGAGCCACCGTTTTTGTAACCACCGCCGTTAGACTTGGTCACGCCACCAGTAGCGTACTTCTTGGCTTTACCGCCCATCTTGTATCCACCGCCGTTGCCGTTCTTCACGTCGCCAGTTTTAGCGGGTGAATGGTCAGCTTTGGCTTGATGCATCAAAGTGGTTTTGTATGAACCAGAAGTTGTCTCAGAAGGTATTGCTCCGCCTGTTGCGTACTTCTTCATGCCGCCTTTTTTCAGCTTGAGTGAAGTACCTTTTCCGCCCTTATGCTCTTGCGAGTCATGTTGCTTGAAAGCCTTCTTAATCATCGCTTTGTCTTGTGACATATCGGATTTACCGCCTTCGGCTTTTCCACCTTTTTTCATTGGAGGCATCGCCATTGAAGGGCCAGACGGCGTAACGGCAGGTGCTGGCTTCTTAGCCATCATTGCTTTACGACGCGAAGCCATTGAGGGCTTGCCCGGTGCGCGAACAGGGGCGTTAACAGCAGGACGACCAATCAAAGCAGGAGTGCCAGACATCATGTCCATAGCACCACCACCCATAGCCATCTTCTTGTGACCAGCCTCAGCCTTGCCACCTTTTTTCATGTTGACGTGACCGCCTTTTTTGAGCTTCAGTATTACTGAAGGCTCAGTGGTCTCCATCTTGACCATTGGTTTAAATTGTCCCATGTCGCTCTCCTTATGCTTGTGTGACGCCAAGAGCGCCAATACGGGTTGCATTTGGGCCTGCCGCAATTGCTGGCAGGGCTATTCCCATTACAAGACGCTTGATACCGTCACAAGCAGACGAGGGCAAATAAGTACCCCTCACATCACCAGTGGTTGTGGTTGCTGTGGCGGTAGCGGCAACAGTCATAGTTCCAGCATCTTCAGCCAAAGTATTGTCCCAGCCCGCACGGGTGACGTAGCCCCTATCAGTGATACGCAATGGCGCACCCAAGATGTCGGTTGTACCTACCGCAACAGTTACCACACTTCCGCCAGAAGCAGTAACACTGGCAATTTGGTAAAAGGCTTTTTTACCGTTGACAGTTGTTGACGCTACTGCTCCTGTTGCAATTACCTCACTCATAGCTTGACCGTAGTAGTCAAAACCTGAAACAGTAATGTTGACAGAAGTTGGGCTACCAGCGCCTGTGGTTGTACAAACAGCGCGTGGGCAGTCAAGTTGTAAGACTGTCGTGCCACTTGTGTTCGTAACGGATGTAACACCTGCACCTGCGGCAAGCGTGAGCGTGGTAGCAGTTGTGATGGCGGCGGCAACAATGTTAGTTGTCAGTTTTGCCTGTGGTACAGCGTCCCAAATGTAAACGCGACCCAATGGGCCAACACCTACAGTCATTGTGGATGGGTTTTGCAACAAAGCATTACCAGAGCCAACAATTGTGGCGCTTGCTACGGTTTGCGAGGCGCTTACAGTGTAAGTTCCTACACCACCTGTACCCGTACCAAAAGCGGTAATGTAGGTTCCATTGGTGAGTGACGTTGAACTGTCAATGAACATACCCACAGTAATTGGGTCACCAGAAAGCATGGCGGTGACGGTCAACGTGGTTGTAGCAATTGAACCAGTAAAAGTTGAAACAGCAGGGTAGGCATCCGCACCTTGATAGGTAATAGCGGAACCCAAAAATAGGTCGTCTGAAAATTGTGGCATTTTGTCTGCTCCTTGAAAAGTTTGACAAATACAGTTAACAAAAAAGGGGCTGGGTTTTATCCCAACCCCCTGTGGCGTGGTTTAGACGCCGGGTGTGCCGTAAACGGCGCGTGGGTCAGTGAATCCCACTTGGTAACGCTCGGTAGCTTTGTAGCGCATGGAGTCGGTTTCAAAATCGCCTTCCATAGTCTTTTCTAGCTTACGACGCATCAACAACTTCATGCCTTCTGGAGCATCTGTCTGCACCCACCAAGCGGTAGATGAAGTCAAACGAGACAGAACAGCCGCGCCCTCGTCAAGCAAGCCAATTGACTTGATTGGGTTGACGTCGTTGTTGCCTGTACCAGCGCGGAGAACTGATTTCAACAGAACTTCGGCTTGGAAGACGTTGCCCGGAGCCACAATCAATTGACGTGGAACCAAACGAATCTTCTTACCGTTGTTGTCAACAGCTTGGCGAATTTGAATCAACATCTGTTCGAGAGATGTTTGGCTCAAGTTAGCGGCTGTGGTCAACAAGTTGCTGAAAGTACCGTTCACGATTGGGTGTGATGCACTGTTCAGTGCCACGCCGTCACCACCGGGGTACGCGCTGTTGAAAGCGCGGTTCAACACGTTTGCACTCAATGTCTCTTTAGTCTCAATCAAAGACTGAGCCAAGTGACGAGCGTAAACCTGACCGATACGGATATGGTCGCCGTCTTCAACCAACACTTTGGTCAATGCGAAGGCGAGGCCATACACGTTGTACACATAGCGTTGCAAGAAGAGAACACCACCCTGCTGATACGAAACAGGAGTTCCGTCAGGCAGTTGAGGTGCGGCTCCAAATCCATAAAGGACTGGTTCTTCGTGGTAGTTACGAGGGATACCTTCTTGCTCACGGAATACCCGTGACCATTCATCGGTACGTTGGTCATAGACTCCATCGAAGCATTCGTTGAGAATTGGTTCAACGATGCTTCTAAAGTCCGTACTGCGCATTGGAGCGGCCATGTTCTAGTCCCCCTTAAATAGCATTGATGGTGGCAACATACTGGCTACGGCTCACTTGAACCTGAACCACGGTGTATGCGTCACCCCATGCGTTATCGACACCGGGCGACAAATTGATGATTCGTAAATCACCAACAGCACTCGAACCCACCAAACTCGAAGAGATGGTGCATTGCGACAAACCAGTGGTTGTTGAACCAGCGGTAATGTTGCTAAAGTTGGCTTGGTCGCCAACGGAGGTCTGAGCCAAACTACCATCGCACTGAATGTCGTAAACGATATTCGGGTCAGAATAGTAGTAAGTCACTTCAGAACCAGTTTGGTATGCAGTGTTTGCAATCCATTGGTTGCTGACAATACGACGACCTGTGAGGTCGGTGTACTCATGACCAGCGAAAGCACCTTGGAAGGCGCTACCAGCAGTTGCGGCAATGATGTTGCCGCTTGTGTTCAGGGCTACAGGCTGACCTTTTAAGATGCCAGTGTTGTAGGCTGAAGCAATACCGTTAGAGAGAGCAACCGCTCTGTCCAAGCCCGTAGGATGGAAAGAAGGACGCAGACCAAACGGAGCATTGATTGAAGACATAGTCTTACTCCTAATGTTCAGTTAAACACCCTACCCCGCAAAATGCGGCGCAGGAATCGGTTTGTCAATGTCATTAAGCCCTTCGCCTTCTATCTGACCGAGGCTTCTGCCTCGACTATCGCGCCCAACATTTTGCTCTGCTTGAAGGCGAATTTTGTTCGCTTCTTCCAACGGCGCATCATGATGGAAATGAGACATCACCTCTTGGTACATCTCCATAGGGATTTTGTACAGAAGCATCTCATTACACGCAATATAACCTTCATGCTCTCCAGCTTTTACACGGTTATTTCGCATATCAGGTAACTCATCCGCTTTCACGGGAACGTACCCTAATCGAATCCGTTTATCTATGCTGTCGTAACTGTTAGTTGTCGATAACCAGCAAACGTGCCATCCCTTCATATCAGGAACAGCGGGCAATGCACTTTGTGTCCATTCGTCTTTCCACATCTTGCGACGTTCATCCGACGATGCCATTTTGTCTTCTGGAGCCTCGCGAATCGTGTCGCGACTTCCGCGATTATCGCGGTCTCCAGCAGATAAATTTTTCTTTAAACGAGAATCCATTTTATTACTCCTTAACCGTTATTGTTGCGTGCTTCTAAGGCGTAGCGTCGAATCATCTTCGCTCGTTTCTCAGCGTCATCCCACATACCTGCATCTTTCATAGCTCTCACCTGTTCGGGTGACAAGGTAAATGAATTACCTCTACCATTATTCGATGCAGATTCGCGACCTGAACTTGTCACTGCACTTCTCGGTCTAGAGCGCGGTCTCTCGTCTGCCTCTTCAGTATACCTGTGCGGTACTACTCTTTGCAAGCGCCTGTCAAGTTCTTCCCAATACTCAGCAGTTTTTGGGTCGTAACCCTCTTCCGCAAGGATTGCATCTTCATTTAAAGCGCGTCGTGAATCAGCATCTTTTCCATTGGGGTCGTACCAAGTATTTTCTGCCATCCACTTGTTTGCATGACGCTGTAATTGAGGGTCTGGAGCCTGAATAGTGCGCTGTTTTTGTGGAGCAACAGCACGTTTCTTCAAATTCGCTAAAGCCTCAGCTTGTCGGCGTGCTTCAAACCACATTTCTTGCGCAGAAGTCAGCAATTCACCGTTACCAGTCGAGGTAGCTTCAGCAATTTTCTGTTTTGCGAACAAAATACGGTTACTTTGGTCTTCAATTGCCTTATCCAAGCGTGCAAGGTCACTTCCGTGGGACTTGCGTTCCAAAACAGAGAGGCGTTCGAGCAATTGCTGGTTTTGACGCTCCAAAAGAGTCAATTTAACGTCTTTTTCGGTCGAAACCTGCTTGTGGTACTCCTTACGACGCTGGCGCTTGAGGCGTTTTTGCTCTCGAAGAGCCTCTGCGTCCTCATCTACAGCACCGCCGACCACCATTTCCTTCTGTCGAGCGCGTTCATCTGCCTCATCAGAGTCATCATCGTGTTGTGGTTCAGGAGAAGGGATACTTTCAGGCAACTCAATGGTCGCTGAACCGTCTTTTTCTTCCTGAATAACGATTACTTCTTGTTCTTGTTCGGTACTCATATGAATGCCCTCACTTCAAGTGGATTTCCAGTGATTCTGGCAATCACTTCGTGGTCATTCAGCACCATAAATTCGACGTTGTCGTCTTCTCCATGCGGAACAACCCAGCGGTCGCCAGTCCATTTAGGTACGCGAAGGTAGTCACCCTCTTTGCACCATATGCCCTCGACCCAAGGCTCCATCGTGTCGCGTTTTTTGAACGCTAATGGGCCCATCGCAATCACTTTAGCGACGGGGTTTTGCGCCCGTTCAGTGTCGCGAGTCTCTTCAGGCAGGATAATCCCCGATTTGGTCATTCGTTTCTTGGCTTTACGCAGTTGTACTAATACTCTTGCACCAAGGGGAATCGCACCGGGGTCTACAAGAGGAAATGCATCCTCTAAATCAGCGGCATTACCCGCTACCGTGCTATCTGTCATCTTCATCTTCTTTCAAAAGGTGGTTAAGAATTTCAAGGGACGCTTCAAGTCCAAGGTTTTCCCCGACTAGGCGTTGATATGCGTTGTAGTCTGGCGCATTTCCATGTGCCAAACCACCCGCAATCTCTGCCTGACGCGCTTTTACAGCGCTGATAAAGTCGGATAGAACCTTCATGCGTTGGACTTATCCACACCCTTGGGTTCGTGGAAATTACCGTGGTCGCTGTTAGCTAGTGGCATAGTCGCTGTTGACTTCTCTTTTAGTGATTCACCTGTTACCCAAGCGCCAGCCGCCATGCGGGTCTTCTGGCGTACTTGCTCAGATTGCATTTCTTTAACTTCTTTTTCCATTTCATTCTCCTAAGTTACGTTGGGTTTGCTTGTTTAAAGCGATTGCAGTTTTCTCCTGCTCTTGCCGTAGCTTGACCTCATCTACGGTCAACTCTGCGGTCTTGATACGCTCTTGCGTCAAGTTGTTTTCGGCGTTCATAGCCACTTTTGCTTCTTGCTCTTGCTGGTCTTTTTCCATCTCTGCTTGGAACTTCTGAGTATCGAAGGCAAGGCGTGCTTGGTCGGAAGCGGCACGGCGCTGAGTTTCTGCCATAGACGCCTGCAACACAGCTTGAGACTCGCCATCCATTGGAGGAGGGGCGGGTTTGAACTGTTGCATGAGTTGTCCCAACTGCTCTAGCGCAGGCATCACGCCTTGGAACACCTGCTTGGTGTCCAAACTGACGTGGTCTGACGCCACAGCAATAGCGCGGTCAATTTCTTTGGCAATCTTGCTCTCTTCGTACTTGCCCAACTTGACGTCGCCAGCCGCAAGAACGTAGCCCTGCACTTGCTGGGTGTACCAAAGCATCATGTGTTGCTTGATATGCTCCAGCGCCTGCGGGATGAACTTGGGGGCGATAAGGCGGTTTGAACCTAGCATTGGGTCAAGAGCGAACGTCAAGTGAGTCTGGATGTGTGCAAGGTGGTCTTGACGTGGGTAAGCAAAGGCTGGCTTGCCCAGTGACATAGCGCTGTTCTCGTCTGCCGCGTTTAACTCTGCGGGTTTACCCGTATTAGGCATCAACTCGTTGACGTTGGGAACTTTGAGTTGTTTGAGCATACGGCTGACCACAGCACGCTGGTCAAAAATCTGCGGGAACTGTGCAGACAACTGCATGACCGACTGCATCTGCGCGACACGCTGTGTCTCAGAGAAGATGTGTGGGTCGCTGACAGGAACCACGTCGCTGTTGCGTTTGAAGTCTTGGCGCTTGATAGGTAACTCAGCGACGATGTCACCCTTGCGTTGCTCGTCTAAGTGCCAACGGTTGATACGTCCAAGGATGTGCAGAACACGGCGTTGGGCGTCATGCAAGCGTGAGTGGATGGAGGAGAACACTACCGCGCCCTGCTCAATCAACGCCTGCGTTGTACCTACTGGCATATTGCTCTTGGCGTCTGCAATCTTCTCTTCGGCTGTAGTCACCACCCCTTTAGCTTCGGTCGTCAACCAACCTAGCAATTGGAACAGGACAGGGGAGGGTGGATTGAACGGCATGGGCATCGCAATCTTGCGGATGTCGTCCACGCCAATACCGCCTTCAATCTCTGTCACCTGCGTAATTTCAATCTGGTCGGACTGTCCTGAAACTTTTGCGCCCTTGAGTTTGAGCATTGTCAGGGAGTTGTTGACGTGCGCAGTATCCAGCAAGGCACGCAATGCGCCCGTAGAGGCGGCGGCAAGACCTCCGATGAGGTGAGGTAGCCCGATAGCATACGCGCCCCGCCAAGGGATGAATTTAAACTCAACAATCCAGTCCAGCTTGGTGAAGGTGTCGTCCCCTTCTTCCCAGTTGCGGTACAGACCAAGAACCTTGTTGTCGAGTTCGTCAATCATCAGGATGTAAGGCGCGGTGTCGCCCTTGGTGCGCTCGTCCTCATCCAAGTCAAGCCAAGTGTAGATGTGGTACACACGGCGCAAACCGTCTTCACCATCCTCGAACTGCTTGCCTTCAATCTTGGCGTTGGCTTTCTCCGCCGCTGTTTGCTCTGGTTCTGACGTGGTGCGAATGAAGTTGATGTCGCGGTACAAACCACGGTCAATACGTTGTTTGAACTCCCACTCGCTGATGTCTTGTTGTTCCGTCACACGCTGTGAGGTGTAGAAGTTAGCGGAAGCGAAGGGAAGCAGGATGTTGTCAATGGCGACGAATTCAGCGCATGGTCGGCGCTTTTTGTCGTCGTACCACAGCTTCATAAACTGTGAACCACCCAACGGCAACTGGGTCAGCATTTGCTCCTGCTCGTCCCTAAACTCTTCAATCTGCTCAGTCAACTGCCAGTTCATGTAGTCGCGTTTGCGCTCTGCGGTCTCTGTCTTCTCGTCAGTTACCTCGCCCAAAATCTTCGTCTTGGCAGGGCCATCTGGCGGGAACATCTCTTTGATGGCGCGGGATGCAAAGTCCACACACGCCTCAGCCATCATTGGGTGTACAACCCGTGAGGCTCCGAGGAACTGAGCGCCGCCCGGTGCATCGTCCCCCATACCTGTACGGCGCAGACCTTCTTCGTATTGCTTGTCGCGCTTCTTGCGTGCTTGGCGGTCGTTGTCAATCAACTCGATGTAGCGCATAGCCAGCGTTTCCAACTCACGCACACTGATGACTTCCTCAGCTAAGTTGGCGTAAAAGTCTTCGTCCTCGGCAGGGCCTTTAAAGTCAGCGAGGCTCACCACAGCGGAACCGTCTGGAAGTTCCTCGACTTCGGGTTCCTCACCGGGGAGCATATCCACTTCCGCTCCACCTTCCTCGGTCATGCGGACACCGTCAATGAAGCGGTCTTCGTCTGGGCCAATTGGGTAATCTGTTGCCATGCTTATCTCGCTCTAAGTTGTGTCAACCCACCGCGCTTGCGGGGCTGTACTGGGGTTGGTTTGAACATGATGCCCATTGGCTTACTTGCGTTCGGGTTAATCATGCCCTCGTATCCGTACTCTTTGACCAAGCGCTCGTAGTCGTTGGCCTCCTGCAAGGGGTGTGTGATGCCTGCGTTGTATTTTGCCGTGAACGGTGTACGGTTGGACTCACGGGCCAGCGGTCGAAAGCCTAGCGGGTCTTTGGTAATGTCGTACAGGTTCTGGGACTCGCCACGGTAGCGGTTGACGCCAAGGCCAGACTCAGGGGAGACCGTGCCGGGTTCGCCCAAGTACACATACGAGCGGTCTTTCACGCCACCTGCGTACTCATTCAAGCGCTCTGCCTCCGCGCCCTTGATGCCAGTGCCATACCTCTTGGGGTCAAGCAACTGCAAATTGGGGTCGTTGCTGAAGTGAGTCAAAACCGATTGGGTTTCGGTTCCCTTGGCGGGTCGGTTTGCGGCGCTCAAGTAATCAGGCATTCCGCCAGCAAACTTGGGGTCGATGAACTCAGGCGGCAATAAAACGGCTTTCTGGGGCGCGAACTGGAAGTTGTTGGCAAACTCTTGCCGCTTTGCGGCGCGAATCTCGTTGACCAAGTCCTTGTTGCCACGGCGCATGGCCTCAACCTCAAGGTCTTCCAGCTTGGCAATGTTGGTCTTTAGCTTCACGTTAAGCGGGCTGTAGTTCACAAGCGAGTTCTGACCACGGGTCTCGGAGGCCATAGCCAAGCGGGCAAGGGGCGAGTACATCTGCTGGTGGACAGCGTAGGCCAGTTCCTCACCTTTGGGGCCAAATTGATTGCCGTAAATGGCGTGGCCTAGCAAGTCGTGAACAGCGCGGAACTTCTCGTTCTCGTTAAGGCCAGAAGCCTTGTCCATACGGTTCAGGAAATCGTGGGGGTCACCACCTTGGAAGACGTACAGGTGCTTGTTGCCATGCACGTCAGCCATCATCTCTTTCGAGCCGCCAAGGTAGTCGCCTTCGCCTGCGCGGTGGTACGAGAAGTTGTAGGGCAGTTGCTTAAACTGCTCGTCGGTTTCCTTGGCGAGTTGGCGGTAAGCCTTCTCCATCAGGTCGTCGTAGTTCTTGGCTCCCGCCTGCTCAAGCACGTCAGGCATCTGCTTTGCGTAAGCATCAAACACCGATGACTTGTACTCAGGCGAACCCTCAACAGCAAGCTGGTGGGCGCGGCCTATGGCAGACTGTTTGGCAAGCGAACTCTCTGGAATGTCAGGTCGCGCAAAGTCAGTGCCTTGCGTTTCCTTGGTAAAGCGTTGTGCAATTTGTAGGGGCTGATTTGACGCTGGGTCAGAAATTAGTCTTGCCACCTCTTCATCCGAGATGCGGAGCGGAACTTCGCTTCCAGCCTGTCCTGCTGTTCCTCCGACAGGGGCTTGGCTTTGTAGTTCATCCGCTTCTCGAAGTCCGCGACTCTTTGCTCCACTGACGTCGAGGGAGGTTGGGCTGACTCGGTAGAACGGCCCTTCTTGTTTGGTTGCATATGTTGCTCCTTGTGGTGTCCCCGCTGGTGCGGTCATTGCCTCTCGTTGTAGAGGAAACAGTTTAACAGACTTTTTACCAGTTAGTTTATCGTAGCCTTTAACAGCGCTCTTACCCAACTTGGACAAACCAGCACCACCAAGGATTGCGCTACCAATTTCAGTCCCCATACCAAAGCGTCCTGTGCGAGACACTAGCGGCTGTCCAGTCTCTGGGTCGATTGGCTGGCGTCCGCTCTCATCAAAGATGGGCTTGGTACTGCCATACATTAGGCCAGCGTCCTGCGCACGTTTAATCATGTGTTCAGACCCACCAATAGGCAATCCGTCTTCGGTTGTCAGGGCGTCGCTGATACTGCCAAACATAGGCACGCGCTCCTGCTTCTCACCAGCCTTGGGTGGGCCAGCCAAAACAGAACGGTATGCGGGCTTGGTCAACAGCTTGTCGACGGTCACCGACTTGAGTGGGTCAAGGATAAGGTTGACACCAAGGTGTGCAAGGTCAGGCGCACCACCAGCAATTTGTGCCGCAGAAATTTTGGCAAGTTGCGCACGGGCGCGAGGTGAATTCTTCAGGCGGTCGTAGTCATTGGCAAGGCTTTTCTTGGAGTCTTCAAACATCTCGGCGGCGTTCTTCTTGATGTCGCCCCAGCGCTTGCTAGATGTGAAAGGTTCAGCCGAGTAGCCACTGCTCTCTTCAGGTGAGGCGATGCCACCACCGTCAAAGCGTTGAGGCTCTTTAAATTGCAGGGTCTTAAATGCACCACCGCCCTCAGCGTATTGCTCTTGAGCAAACTCTGGTTGATATTCGCTAGGGTAATACTTTGAAAACACCGACTCAATTGTGCTTTCATCTAATCCCATACCCAAGAACTGGTCACGCAAACCATTCACAACATCTGCGCCACCCAACGCCTCATATGCTCGGCTGTAGTCTGGAACGCTAGGCGTGCTAACTGCTTGTGGCGCTAATGTAGCCTCCTGCACTTGCGGTATAGGCGTTTGAGCAACTTGGCTAATTACCTCTGGCTGACTTACCTGCGTAATTTGCGCAATCTCTTGAGGGATGTCGACTATGTTGTCAGTCTGAGTTACCTGCTTGGGTATGCCTGTCTCGCCTTGGTTGGCTGTACCTTTGTAAGCATCCGCAAACTGGCTGAGATATGCCAGCTTTGCATCGTCGCTGTTGAGGTGAAAGCCAGACTCATCCATCAAAGTCTTGTCGTTCAACATCCCTGACATTGCGTCGACTAGCGTCACGTTTGGATGCTTTGCCGCAATGTCGTTGTACAAATCATCCATCTGCAAGGTTGTGCTGTTGATGGCTTCCTCATACGATTTTGCCTCTGGCTGACCAGACAAGATGACGTTCACGCCACTGTCTCCAAGTCTGGACACAATCTCATTCAGGTTCTTGCGGATGGTGTCTTTGTCAACACCTTGGGCTATGTCGTTAGCGCCGATGTCCAGCACAACGGTAGTCCCCGGTGCAAACGTCCCGCCGTCTCGCTCAAACGCATTCAATTGGTTCAGCACGTCCGAGGTCTTCTGACCACCGATGGCTGTGTTCGTTACGTCCTCGCCAAATAACTGCTTGGCAAGTCGGGTCTTCTCATCTCCAGCCATCCAACTTGCACCAGACAAAATAACGCCACCCAGTTCGTTTGGCTTTCTTGGTGCGCCTTTGTCAAGCACGGAGTAGTTCTGAATGTTTTTCAGGGTGTCTTGCAGTGACTCATTTTTGACTGGTGGTTGTCCTCCGCCAGCCATGAAGGCAATTTTCTTAAAGGCTCCACCACCACCAGCCATGCGTTGGGCTATAGCTTGCGCTAAACGGGCGTCAGCGGCCTCGATGTCCACACTGCCACCCTTTGCCATACGTTGGCTTATTGCCGCCGCTAGGCGTGCGTCTGCCGCTTTGATGTCCACGGCTCCGCCTTTCTTGTAGCCCTCCTTCTGAAGGAACGTCAGGTAGTCCTCGTCCACAAACTGAGACGGCTCCGCTCTTGACAAATCGTAGTAGTTGACGGGCGCGTCCCTGTTGTTCTTGTCCTTGCGGCCTTCACGCGACTTGTAGAAGTCACGCATGGCCTTGTTGGGCGGCACGAGTTGGTACTTGATGCCAAGGTCATTGCCAGTCACCTGCAAGGGGAATGCCTCGTTCAGGTCTGAGCGCTCAATAATCTTGCCGTCCAACACAAAAAAGCGGTTGCCGACATCGTATGTGCCAGCGTCGACCAAGTCGGGGTCAGTCTCGCGCCTGAGAATGGAATCCATCTGGCCTGAGTCCCGCCAAGGCTCGTTGCCGTACTCGGACTTGTATGCCTTGCTTCGCATTGGGCCTTTGACGCCCTCACCTAACAGCACGTCACCAACGGCAGACCTGCGGCTGAAGGTGTTAGCCGCGCCCAGTGCGCCAAGGTCAGTCAGGTCATAGGCATCGTCAAACAGCAGTGCGCCAGTCTTGTCGTCCTTTGCCATCCTGATGCGGTCGTTCATCAGCTTGATTTGACCAGCAGGAACATTGCCTGCCTTCACCGCGTCTTGGAACTCCTTGATGGCGTCCTTCAGCACGACGGTGTTGCTCTTGTGCTGGTTTGGTGAGCCAACAAAGGTCGTCCAGATTGACTTCTCTGGGTCGTTCTGCTTGACCTTCTTGTCGGCGGTGTTCTTGTTGCCAAAGCCCCATACGGTGTTGGCCTTCTTGTGCGGTATCGAGTAGTGTTGGAGGCCAGCGAACCCTACGCCGCCACGGTTGGAGCCGAACACCCTTGAGCGGTCGGTCTCTGTGAAGTTCAGGGTTTTGCCCTCTGCGCCTACGTTACCCAATGCCTCAGACATCCGCATGGATGCGGGCGCGAGTGGGTCAGCGTATTGAGCGCCAGCCGCATACTTCTGGGCCAGCTTCTCCTCTTCGGTCATCGTCAGGCGCTTACTGGCCTTACCGAGTCCACCTAGTATTCTTTTTGGGTCTGCCATAGTTACACCGCGTAAGGATTGACCCGCTCTTTGCGGGCATAAGCATAGTCATCATCGTCATCATAACGAGGCTCAGGGTTAATGTCGAGGAAACCCATGTCCTTGAGCAGTCGCATAGCCTGAGTCGCTGAGTCTACATAATCGTCGTGAGCGGCGTCAGGGAAGGCGCATATCTGAGACAGGAAACCCTCGCACCAGTCCTTCACATATCCCTTATGCACTGACGACTCTGGGAGCCAGACGCGCCCAGTCGAGAAGATGGAGGCGGTGATTTGCAGGCGAGTCATCTTGTCCGCGTTCCCCGGGTTCCACGCACGGACAGGCAGGTGCATACCCTGCAACTCTTGTACAAGACTTAGACCCGACGCCTTAGCCTCGACCAGTATCAGGTCAGGGCGCTTGGCGTCCTTGCCTTCGCCATAGCTGACGCGCCACTCATCTAGCACCTTGGGTTTGAGGTCAGGGAACGTCAGGTGTTCAGCCCAGCAGTCGATAAGCAGGACGGACATAGGCCCATCCTGTGGCTTGAACACGCCCCAAGTGGTGGACGCGGTCGGGTCGTTGTAGGTCTTGTCCGTGTAGGCACAGTCCAGCGACATGACGATGTACTCGAACTTAGGTAGCGGTCGGTCGGCTGGGTACATCTTGAACATGGAGCGACTGACGACCTTCCCGTCTTCGAGGTCGACCAGTTGACCCATCACCTCCTGCTCGTACAGCTTGCTTCCCTTGTAGGACTCCAACTGCTGGCGGAAGGTAGAGGCGAGGTTCTTCTCGTTCTCGTAGGTGCTGGCGCGGTCAATCACCACGTCCGCTCCTTCGCGCCCGACCAAGTCAATGATGAGGTCTTTGGGGCGCGGTGTCGTTGTCACGATGACACGAGGTTTGTCACCCAGACGTAAGCCCATCATCATCATGTCCCACGCTTCGCCAGCGCCGAGGTACTGGAACGCGGCTAACTCGTCGCACCACGCAAAGTGGAACTGAGGGCCTCGCAGACGTTCATAGCTATCGCCAGAGATACCACGGATGATGGAACCGTTGGACAGCTTAATCTGGTGGTCTTGCTTGTTGTAGTCAATCACCAACTCTTCAGGGATGCAGGCGAGTAGTCCGCTTTGCCCCTCGAAGCAGGTGAACTTGATGTCATTGGATGTGGGCGCGAGGACGAGGCAACGACTGCCTGCGTTTGTCCATGCCCACCACCAGAGAGCCTCAGCGGCGGAGCGTGTCTTCCCTGCACCGCGCCCTGCCAGCATCATCCAGACGGTATAGTCCTGCTCCAACGGAGGAGGGACTTGGTAACGGTGAGCGCTTGCCACCCACTTGGCGTGCGCTATGTATGCGATGCGGTCATGCTCGGAGCGGGCGTTGAACTCCGCCTGCACCTCTGGGTCTTCGAGCAACTCAGCCAGCACGCTTAGTCATCTCCATGTTGCGGATGATGTCAAGGAACTTGTTGGCGTTGGTGTCCTCGGTCTTGATGGCGGCTCCGTCCTCCACCCCTTCCAGCGCCACACGGTCGCCGTACTTACGGGGCTTCAGCTTGGCGGCTGTCCACTTGCGGGCTTCAATGCGTTGCTTCTGCCACGCGAGGTAGGAGTGGTCAATGGTCGTCCTTCCCTTCTCATCCGTGTACTCAGGAGGCATCTCGTCAGCGATGGCGAGGATTTCGTCAGCGTTGGTGTCCGCCTGCTCTTCCCGCGCACGCGTGTACATATCGCAGAAGATGGGGAACCGAATCAACCAACGGTAAATTGTCGCAACGTGTGGGAGATGCTCATCAGCGCATATACGCACTAATGGTTCACCGTGAGTAATCCTCCAACATATCTCGTCTGCTATGTCTTCTGTGTACTCTACTGGTCTATGTGCAGGACGTGGGGTTTGCGGGGCTACAGGCTTCTCGGCGGGCGCGGAGACCTTACCCCTTGGCTTGGTAGTCTTGGAACCCTTAGCGGGCTTCTTGGCGGTTTCTGGCATAACCCGTAATCCCCAGTGAACGTGAATGAATGACTCAAGTGTATTCGATTCGCTTTCACTTCGCCAACTGTAAACTTATTCGCGTGTCACTGTTAAGTTATTGGGTTGTTGATACTCACGGCGTCCAAGGCAAAACCCATCTCCGAATTCACCATATCACCGCAAGTACCAACACAACTGAGTACCTCTTTCCCCGTCTTGCTACCACCGAGTTAACTAGTCCTCATGGCTTCCCGCTTCTGGGTTAGTCCGCTGTTACGTTTTGGCGTCCAGATACTCATGTGTGTTGGTTCCGCTTGCGCGGAAACCGACTCGGTTTTATTTCGCTTTTGATTCGCTACACAGCTTTCCAACGTATGCGCTGGTGCTTTGTTTTGCGCAGTCCTCTTCGTCCAATGTGAAGTCAGGAACCCACATGACAAATACCAGAAACGCAATGAACATTATACTGATTGCGACCTTCTCCAGCAAGGTTTCTTCTCTCATTTCACCTCCTCCACAGTCACACGGTACTTGCGACCGTTACGGTCTTCCACGTCGATAGTCTTCTTGGTGCTGGCGAATGCGCCAGTCTCTGTCAGGTCGTACTGTGGGCGGCTCACGCTAGACAACAAGCGCTCGGTGTCGTTCGCCTTCAGGTTGCCCACGATGGTGTGAGCGATGTAGTCGCAATAGGCTACATAAGACTTGGGGATGTTGTCAAAGAATTGTTTGACGATGGTGTCCATAGTGTCGAAGTGTGTCATGGTTTTTTCCTTAGTTAAAGTATTCTGCAATTTCGGATTCGATACGGCTTGAGTCTTTGCTGGTCAGCTTGCGCTCCAGCCACGGTGCTGGGCGACCACGGCGGTCACACACAATCCACTCGCTGTAACCGTAGTAGTCGACGTCAGAGTCGCACCACTGATTACCGTTACCCTCTTGGTACTCTTCCACGCCAATGATGCAAGGGATGCCTGCAACACGGGATTCAATCTCTGCTATGAATGACATCTTATTTCCTTTCGATTTCGATTCGCTTTTGATTTGGTTATCGGGGGCTTTCGCCCCCTTCGCTTTAGTAGGTGAAGAAACCTGAGATTGCGCCAAGGTAACCACCATTTGCAGTAGAGCGGCGGAACATCTCGGTGTAATCCATCGCGCCCACCCAACGTCCCCATGCTGGGATGAAGAACACAACATAGCGAGGTGCGCGACCTTCGCTGTCAAAATACTTGCCAGCGGCTTCAGCGGCTTTGGCAGTTGCTTTCTCTGCGGCTTCTTGAGTCGCGTAGTTCTTGCAAGGTTGCTTGTTGGTAGAACGGTACTCTTCGATGCGTGCTGTCAGTGTTTCGATAATGTTCATGGTTCGCTTTCGTTTGGTTACCCGACTGCATTATTGCTGTCAGTGGTGTAATTCTAGCATAAACAAAGTAGGGGTTGGCAACCCCCTTTTGAAAATATTTTTATTAGGACTTACCCTAGTGCCGCCTCCAACACTTTAGGGCGCTGGATAACGGTCTGCTTGATGCCGTTATAGACGGTGTGTTCTTTGATGCTGGCTTTGATGGTGGTGGTGTCGCCCTTGCCACCGATGTCAGAGCGACCTTTGTAGGTGATGGCGTTGCCCTGCTCGTCACGGGCGATGGTGATGTAGTTGTCACCGTAGAACTCGGACTTCAGCACCACGATACGCTCGACGGTGATGGTTAGGGTGACCTTGTCGCCCACGTTGCCAATGTGCTGGCTGTTGGCGCGTGCGGCCTCAATGCGGTCAATCACTGCAAAGCAGGACTCAGTCGCCTCGACTTGGCGGGCAGACAGGTTGCCCCAGTGGCTCAGGTTGCTCACCATATCGCGCAGGAACTCATTGTTGCCCTCGTAGGCCATTAGACGGGCCACTAAGGCGTTGTTGGCATCACGCCATGCCTGAGTAGCCTCTTGGCGCTCTACGGCCCTTTGGGCGCGTTCTGCGGCGAGTTGTGCCTTGCGGGACTCGCGGCGCTTTTGTGCGCCAGCTTGGCGGCGTGCACGGGCGTTATCAGCGCGAACCTTCTCGAAGCCCTCAATACCCCAGCCAGTCTTGGCAACGCAATCGCAACCCACTTTGAACTGGCGTGCGCCAGCAATGGAACCCTTAATCCAAAACTCCCAGCGAATGCCTGTGCCGCAGTAATCGCATACACCGCCAGCCTTGGTCGTGCCGTCGCCGTTCTCCCAGACGTTTTCGGTAACGTGAGTGCAAGAGAAGGGAGCCTTGCCAAGGTTTGCTTTTTCAAATGGGTGTGTCATGGTGTTTCGCTTTCTTTTCGCTGTCCTGCACATCGCAGTGGTTTAATTGTAGCATAAACAAATTAAACACCGTCAAGAACTTTTTGTAGGTGCTTTCCCTAATGCTTTCCGAGCGGCTATTTCACGCTGGAGGATATGCCAGAAGGGGGACTTGATTGGGTTCAGACCTTCTCCACCAGCGCCATGCCGTAGTTGTTGATGCCCTTTGGAATGACCACGCCAGCCTTGCGCACCAAGGCGTTGTGCTTAAACACGGTGTAGTCAACGTGGTGATGCCACCGACCGAACCGCCAGACCACCTCAGCCACGTCAGGGTGCAGGCGCTCTAGCATCTGCGACTTAGGCAAGGTTCCCTCCTTGGCGTAGAACTCTTCAGTGTTGCCACCTGCCATCGTCTGGGTGGTGGCCTTCTCTTGCAGGAATGCGTTGAACTGCACGGTGCATAGGCCAGCCTTGAGCGCCCGCAGGGACAGGTCGGTGTCCTCGTTGTAGCGCCCGCGCCAGCGCATGGGCAGGTCGTTCTTGATAAGCAGGCAAGAGTAGATGCGGGTGTTCATCACGAAGGCAGGCAGAGGCTCCTTGGCCTTAGCAAAGAAGTCGTAGTTGAAGCCAGCAATGGCGACGTTCTCGTAGCGGTCAACGAAGTCCTCTGCGGCCCTGAATATCGTGCCAGAGGTGACCTTGACCATGAGGTTGCGGTTGAGCCTGTTGAAGGAGGCGATGTTGTCGTCCATGACCCAGTGGCGCTCGGCCTCAAGGGTGAGGCTGTGGAGCCAGCAGAAGTTCCGAGCCGCCCCGGGGCCTTTTCCACGCGCCTCGCCCACGTCATCGCAGGTGTCGTAGTCACGCAAGAACTCAGGCGGCAACACCAGCACCTTCGCTGGGTCAATCACACTAGCGTACTCGTCTCGCTCGTGAGCCTCCACAACGATGTAGTAGGGGACATTGATGCGGTCAAGCGCCTTGCTTGTCAGGCGCGTCTTCCACCGCCCTTTGGAAACAATGTAGACAGGGTACTTAGGGTTCATCAACGTACCTCAAATGCGATGCCCTGCGGAACTCAGCAAACGGGAACCACAGCGCCTTTTGCCTTGGCGTGATGACCTGCTCGACCAGCTTGGCAAACTCCTGCACATCCTCTTCACTTCTGAACCGAAGGTTGAGGACGCGAAAGGGCGTAAGGTCTTCCTGAAAGAACTCAGGCATACCCTGCCACTCCTTTCGCCAATCGAACTCCTCATAACCAAACAGGTCTGTCATTCAGGCTTGCCTTCCATCTTGAGGTGGGCCAGCAACTCCTTCACCGCAAACACGTCATGCGGGTACAAGTCGATGTATTGCTCAATCTCATTCAGGACGTAGCCATAGCCCGCGTCAAAGCCCTTGATGTAGTCAGACATCACCGCCTCGCTTGGAGGGCGCTTACAGCCCTTGTGGGCCTCCAAAAAGGTGTCGAACGTACCCAAGATAGCGTCGATGGGCGCAGGCATCTTGACGGCCTGCGTAAAGCCACAATGCTGGCATTCCATGCGCTGAGTGGTGCTGTTGTGAATGATGTGGTCGGTGTTCATGCTGTTTCCCTTGCTTCTTTGCGACCACGCTCTACAAAGTAGCGTGCGTCTGATTGCTCGTCAATGTGTTCATCCTGAAGCATCTTGCGGATGCCCTCTGCTACGGCCCGCGCCTTGTCGGCGCTGTTGGCCTTCTCGTAACGATAGCCTGCGTTGATGTACTCTGCTTGTGCGTGCTTCATGCGGCCTCCTCAACCTGTGGTAAACGCAATTCCCAGCATCGACCGTACCCAACTATTTTGCGTGAGGCCACATTGCGAATATCGTCAATGAGCGTCTTTGCGCCAGAACTTTCCCAACCGTCGTACTCGCAAGCCTGATAAGCAAAACAATCGCACCCAGAAATAATGTCGATGGCCTCAATATGCGACACCGATACGGTCTTAGGCAAGAAGTCCTCTGGCTTGTCACCGTAGCGGGCGTGCATACTGGAGTTGTTGGCGTCTCGCAAGACCGCGCCCACGCGCCAATAGTCTTCGGACTGGGTCAAGTCAAATCGAACATCACCCACCCGCACGATGGGGTTGTGCTTACGCGCCCATGACAGAAGGATGTTGATGTGGTCATCAGAAACGTGAAATGCTGACATGATTAAGCCCCCTGTGGCGCGTTGATGTAACCCTGCTCGATGAGCGAGGCGGCGGTGCGACCAAAGAAGCCTTGCAGTTGCCATGCGAGGCCCGTGTCGACCAAGTGTTGCCACGCCTCCAATACTTGCTCTTCGCTCTCGGCCTCAATGAAGCCCTCTGCTAAACCTGTTGCTGTGTAGTTGTCCATGATGATTCGCTTTCGTTTCGGTTATGGGGGCAAGCCCCCGTTTAGTTAATCTGCGCGTGAACCCATGTAACACTGGATGCCATGCTTGTTCATCACCTCAGAGAACGCCTGAGCGCCAGCTTCTTTGATGTCCATCGACTGGGTGTGGTTGCCTGCTGGGTTCCAAATAGACCAGCCCTTTTTCCAATGCTTAGAGCCAACGCCATTCTTTTTGCACCAAGTCACAAACGGTGTGCGTGCGCTTGGGAAGTCAACCCAAGCAAAACCGCAATACATTGGTTCGCCGTACTTGGCTTGATATTCAGCTTCAGCCGCCTTAGCGGCGGTCATTGCTTCTTCGTAGATTGATGTGAAGTTCATGTCCGCCCCCTGATTAACGTGAAGTTACTTTGACGCTGAACACAGCGGTGGTTTTTGTGTGACGAGCAATTTGCTCGGCAGTTGCACCCAACTCAGCCAACAAGGCTTTGTTGTCAACAACAGAGCGATTGCTCTCAATGTATGTTGCTTTGAAGAGGTTGCCCTCAACAACTTTGTCGCCACCAGCAGAGGCGGAATCTTTGATGCCGTCTTTGATAGAGTCGGCTTGCTTAGTTAACTCAGCAATCTGAGCCAAGAGGTTACCCAGTAAGTCGACTTGGGTGAGTTGGATGTCGTTTGTTTTCATGGTTCGCTTTCGTTTAGTTGCCTGACTCAGCACCATTGCTTTGTCAGTGCCTCTAGTTTAAGCCCAAATTAAACGCCAACACAACATCTTTTTAAAAATATTTCTAAGGAAAACCCTAATATGTTGCAAAAAAGCAACCGCTTTACGCGCAAACCGTAACCCCAAGCAGTTCCAGCGTCTCTTTCAAGAGGTCAGCCTCGTCATATCCGTAGTGTTTCTCGAACCCCTTGGTTCCCAAGCCATGCAAGCCCGTGGAACCGCGATGATGCTCAGGACAGAGCGGTATGACGGTCATGTGGCTGGAACGCCCCCAACCCCCCGCCAAACGCCTTGGATGGTGTAGTTCTGCTGGCGTGCCTTGGTATCCCATCCGCCTGCATACTGCGCACCCCAATTCCGCTACGGCGCTCATATGCTTCTTTTCTTTCAACGTGGTCATTGCTTGCCCTTGGTAAAGCCCGAACGGTTTTTGAGGTCGTGGCAGGTCTGGCATCGCCACTGCGGTGCGCCCCTGCTATTCCTGCCCTTGACCTCTGCTGGTCTCAGGCGACACACCTGACAGGTAGGTTGCTTGTCAGTCATTAGCTTCTTTCTTGAGTCGCTCATTGCGTGAGCCTGCTTCAAATCCAGCAAGGTAAGCGCGGCGCTCAACCCAAAATTGGTTTGGCTGATGGCTATGCTCCCAGTCGTTAAAAGAATCAACGCTGGTCTTTGCCGAAACAATTTGCCGTTTGCGCCAACCCACCGCC